ACTGGATCCGCAGATCCTGCAATGTTCGTCTCTTCGTTGGAGCCCGCGGCTATTGCCTGAAACTCATCATCTTCCAGCATCCGGCAGCCTATGGCCGCGAAGTCATCCACGAAACTCATCCAGTCTCGTGTATCGGAGATCGTGGCCCCGTTGGCGGAAGCCGTGCTCGACCCGGTACCCGATGCCAGATAGAGGGCGACCCATATCTTAGGGCCTGCCAGGCTATCGAAATCTGTCTTCCCGGCCCAGACCATGCCCGCCTGGGCACCTGCAGATCTATGGGAAAGGTCCCAGCAAGACCTGGGGATGATATCTCCTGCCAGGTAGCCTGTGAGGGGATGGCCGGAGATCGTGCCAACATCCGCGCATTCACAGTGGAAACCCCCTATCTTGCGGCTATTGTCTGCGGTGTAGCCAGCCGGGTAGGTGGTGGCGGCACTAAGGATGATTACAGGCACATATCCACTAACGGTAGCACATGCATAGATATAGAAGTCCTTGCCGGCACGGTTGGCCGGAGTGGCGTACTGCGAATCGTCCCAATTGGCCGCGGTGTCCAGGTCCAGCTCGACCGCGGCGGCCAGCTCATAGGAGTGGTTCCCAGCTCCGCCGATATTCACAATCAGGTGGCTGGGGGATACGAGCGTCCTCCGGTCTGCTGCCAGGCTGCTGCCCTTGTTCTTCCACATTCTATTGCGATTGTAATACGCATCTTGCCTCCCTGGGAGGCGGTTTAGGAACGTCATAAAATCACCATCTTCAGATTCGTTGTAATATTCAGCCCAAGCCGATTCGTCTGCTTCATCGCAATCAGGCAGCCCTAGAACAAGATCGACACTGAACCTTTTTTGGCATATGGGACAACCACAAGTCGAAGTATCTTCGCCAGGATCGACATCATAAGGCAGTGTATGGCCATTGGGGCAGACGACATCTGCCCCCACCAGGATGCTTGCCTCAAAATCAATTCCGCACACTGGGCAGTGATAAGATCCGGTCGCCATCTATACCTCAGGCCGTATCTAGTTCCTCGGCAATTATTTCGAGAAGAGCCGTCATGTCATCGACCTTGGACTGCATCACGGCATCCCCGCTAATGTTCTGGTTCTTGAGCGCCTTGAGCAACGATATCATGCTGCGTGCCTCGGTAGTCTCCAGCTCAGTAGTTGATGCTGGAGCGTCTGTTTCCCCGAAGACGGACATTTGAGCCTCCTATACTACAAACCATACTTTCGTGACCTTTCCAGCAGGCGCGCCGCTGGTATCGATGGTGTTCTGAGCCAGCACGGTAGACGATACTGTGACCGCGGGTGCCGTGCCCTCCAGCGTGTTATCGAGTGCCGCCAGCAGCACCGTGTTGGTGCTCAGCTTGGTATTCAGCCCGAGCTTGTCAGACACGCCAATATCCGCCGTCCTTGTCGTCCCGGTGGTCGTGGCATCGATCCGGGTGACGTTCTTAAATGCCTTGGTGGTAGTCTGGGCGGAGGAGGACGCTGAGAAGGTCAGGTTCTCGGTTATGACTGTTCCGGCGATGTCCAAGCCAGTGAACTTGATAGCGGTACTTACCACGTCTGAAGGCGTGACAATGATGCATCTGGGCACGTCGGGATCATCCAAGAAATTCGAAGATCCGACTCCGGTAGAATTGATCAGGAGCTTTGTGGTCGAGTTCAGGGATACGTCATTGCATATCTGATCTACATCAGCCGTTTCAGCAGCGGGGATGGTCTGGATGGAAATCAGGCCTTCGATATTGTTCGCCCCGGTGTCCGTCTGCAGGAGTGTTCCCTGATCAATCTTCTTGGGGTACCAATCAGCACTTGCCGTGACCGCCAGCAATAGGCAGATTGCAAAAAGGATGAGATATTTCCTCATCCTAAGCCTCCGGAAGGAGAGCTGCGAAGGGATACCTGTTCGCTGTGCCCTTGATGTCCACGGGTATAGGGCAACACCATCCTATTCTGCAGGTGGCCTTCAGGAGAACAACATCCTGCTGGAAGGCATTGAGCTTCACCGCGCCAGAGGCATCCGTGACCATTGCGGTATCGGACATGCTGAGCTGGATATCTTGCCTCCATGCATAGAATGCCTTCTTCCAGTTTCCGGCAATCATGAGAGCTACGGTGGGATCGAGGCAGTCGTTCTCGGGGAAGTCTACATTCACACCAGCCAGCGAATAGCTGGGGGCGGCCTGCCCGGCCTGAGACGACCACAACGGGATGCCGTCGGTGGACCTTACTCCCCGCATTCCGGCCTTCATGCTGAGATCTGCAACAATGCCGTCTACATTGTATCGCTTGCCTTCCACCAGGCTGAAGAGGCCTCCTTCTCCCAGGATCTCGTCATAGTAATCCTTCATGGTCGCGGTAGCCTTGTGGGTGACCGTGAGGCTCTTGGAGGCTACATCGGTCATGATGGCATTGGGGAAAGCCGTGGGCTTTGCAGTTCCGTGGATGACGGCCTGGTCGAACTTGCGGGCAATGGATTCGCCTAGTCTCGGCTTGATCTCACCCCACAGGTCATATCCTTCAGCAAGATCTGCGATGGTGTCCTTCGGGATCGGCACCACAACACCCATTTTTGCTGCGGTGATAGTGGCGTTAGTCCACTGTTGGGTTGCGGTCTCCAGGAGCCCGCCTGCGGCCTCCGGGCTGGTGCCGTCTCCTGCCTCGGTATCTACCCAATAGGCTTCCGGGAACAGGGACATAACGGGCCTGCTCTCGGTCTTGGTGCTCATGTTCGGCTCTCTTCTCATGAGGCGCATGCATATGGATTGTGAGACGGCCTCCTGGATCACGCCAGGCACGTACTTGGTCTGGATGAATCCGTTCGTTGTCAGCCCGGATCGGGCCAAAATTTCGTCGTAAGTTCCCATAAAATCATCTTCCAGATGTTTCGCCCATGCCAGCGAGGGCACGCAGGGCGGCGTTCATCTCATCGTTTTCTGTCGCCGGTGTTCCGGGCGTCAGTGGCGGCACGGGATTGCCCGCGTTGTGCTTGATTCCCAGCTTCTTTCGCAAGCGTTCAGCATCGGCCTTTAGACTCGCCTCATCGGTGCCCTTGATATCCTCGATCCAATCAGCGGGGAGGCCGGCGTCCTTGCCAACCTTCTGCCGGAGATCTCCGATCTCATAGCCAGAGAGTTTGTTTTTGATCGCTTGATTTTCGGTTTGCAACGTCGCTATAGACGCTTCCAAGGCGGTTGCTCTCTGAAGAGCTATATCAAGCTCCGTCTTCGGTACATAGTTAGCCAGCTTGCGATTCAATGCGGCCTGGTACTGCTGCTCAGTCTGAAAGACCTTGTAGGGACCAGCACCGCCCTCTCCAGGGGCCGATGGCACTGCTGGAGGTGTTGCGGGAGGTGTTTCTGTCATGGTAGGAAAGTGCGGGGCCTGGTCGGCGCTGCGCACTGTGAAAATGAAATGTGGATAGTTACGGAATTTGATTCTAGCCGATCCGGTAGCTACTGGCAGTTACTAGATCCTGCCTCGGTGCCATTGTGGCCACTATCCACATAACTAGGAAATTTACAGGATTTGCCCGGCGGCATCCTGCGCTATCTGGTTCGCTTCATCCTCTGAGTAGCCCGCCTCTTCCAGAATGGCTTTCGTTGACCAGCCGGCAGCGCGTTTGTTCATGGCTATTTGGCTTTCCTCGATTTCGTCATCTGGTAACCCATCACGGAAAGTGATCTGAATATCCCTGAGCAAGACTGCGCCGGGGACCTTGTTCTTCACATCGAGAACCGAAATTGCTTCTAGGATCTGCTTGAAAGTTGGCTCGAACTGCAGTTTGCAGCGCTCGCTTTTCTTGAGCGGCCGCATCATGAGCATCTTCAGGGCCTTGCCAGAAATAGCATTGCCGAGGGTGTCAGGCTCGAAGGCGCTCTTGCATGTCTCCGAGATGACGTAGAGCATGTTCAGGGCCTTGTCGATGAGCGTAAAGGATGAAACGAGCTGCCCGTCCCAGGTGATATACTGAGGGACCATCTTGTCGTCTTCACTCATTGGGAAGACGCGCCTCTTGGCATTATACTTGCGTTCGCCGGTGACTGGATCTTTCGGCCCAAGAGCATCCTCGGGCACCGCAAAAGCGGGCTCGCTGTGGGCGTCCAGGGTTCGGCCCGAACGAGTGAATGTGATCTCCAGCCTCTTCACTATCGGATCGATGTCCTGATAGTCATCTGTTCCGAAGATATCATCTGAAGTGATGGCATTCAGGAACGGAAAGACAAGAGGCTTGTCATATCCGGTTTGGACTTCTGAAACATCATAAGGATCTGAATTTATCTTGCCCTCGCTGGATATCAGGAATTTGCTGCTCTGGATGAATCCGGCGCTGTGGATCTCAACGTTGAGAACTTTCTGATCCTGTGACCAAGCGATGATGTGCCCCAGGGCTTCGCCGTCTGGTCCTACTACCGGCCACCAGTTCTTTGGGGCTACGATCTGTAGCTTTGCAGGCTGCCCTTCGTCGGCGTAGACCTTCGCCACGCCAACCCCATATCGGCTCATATCGATCCTGGCGGCGTAGGCCTTCAGCCACAGAGAGAGCCGGGGGATGAGCGAATCGAGATATGTTTGCTCTGCAGGGACTATGACATTCCCAGTGGAGTCCCTGGCCTCTTGCCCGGCCTTCATGGTGGGCTTCTCGGTGAGGAGGAGATCGGCCCACAGGGTGGAAAGCTGCTTGTGAAAGTTTAGTATAAAAATGACTTTGTTGAAATCCTTCTCCCGATCTGCGTACAGATTCCGCAGGACTGTGTAGACCTCGTCATGCTTCCGCTGCCAGAGCTTCAGGTTCTCCTCGTAGATGGTGAGCCTTCTGCCAGGGCCTACGTCTTCCTCTGGCGGCCAGGGCTTGCCCCGCTGGAAGTATGATTGCAGATTGTCAGGAGTGATCATATGAGTCCCATTTGAACCAGTTCTTTTTTTGCTCTTCTTGCACCGTATCTGATGCCATCAGCGACATGATCAGGCGATCCGCTGCCACCTTTGAGAAACATATCGACGCCACGCTCTTGTGCTTTCGGATCCCAGAGCAAATTGTTAATACCCCAAATAGCTTTAGGGCAATTCTTCTGGTAGATTTTGCATCGCCCTAAGCTGAAAATGGTCGTAACGTCCTCGATGCCTGGCATTATGCTATTATCAGCAGCGGTTGCTGAGGATAGCTGAGGAAATTGGCTGCCCTTACATTCCTTGATAAATCCGGGTTCCTCGGGCGGTATAAGGATTTTGTTTGGGAATATGAGTTTGCCTTGCCAGTGCGTGAGCCTGTCGAGATCCTGGATGTACTCCGCATTCGATTTCTGGCGCTTCTCTTCCTTTGAATCCCAATAGAACTCCTGTAGAATATACCATACCCCACCCGACAGCCCCCATAAAGTGGCACTGAAAGGATTGGAGTAGCCATAATCGAGGCTGACTATGAATTGGATGAAATCCGCAGGCACTTTGTCGACTACGAAGCCTTTTGAAATATCTTCTTCAAAGAAGCTGAATACCCGGCCTTCTGCTGCCGCCCTCTCTCCGAGCACATAGCGTCGGTAGAGCACAGATCCAACCGGCCACTGGGATGTGATCCTGTTCCGGGCTTCATCAGAAAGCGCTGGATTATCATCCATCGTCAGATGCAGGAAATAGAGTTTTCCCGCGTCCCTGAAAGGATCGAGTGTTTCAACGTAAAGAGGATGAGTAGGCGTTTCCGGATTGTTCAGGAACCAAGCCTTTGCGCCTTCAACTGAAAGCCTTGCGAGCCCCTGATTGATGAAGCTCTGAGGCATCAGCGGTGGCTCATCGAATAGGATTCCTGCCAGGGTCTTGCCCTGAATCAGGTCTTGAGAGCTTTCGTCCTTGCCGCCATATATCCAGAAGGTGTTCTCGTGATCCAGCTCTTTCTGATGGACTATGAGATGAGGCCCCTCAACTTGGGATCGCTTGAATTGCACTTCGTAAGAGGGCTCAATGGAGAGCATTTTCATCAACGGGCGGACTTGGTTCCTTATCGCCGTGCCGATGGTTTTGGAACAGAGAGCGAATTCTTCCTGATCGTATGTGAAGGAAGCCCAATTGGTGAATGAGAAATCGGCGAGCGCGGTTTTTCCACATCTGACAGAGCCTTCCGCCTCAAAATAGGCGAAGTCTTTATGAGGGCTTTCCGGAGTCCACCAGTACAATATCTGCTCTTGTTTCGGGCTCGGCGGTTTCCAGACGAAGGCGGGTTTATCAACCCGGCGGGCTTTCGTCTTTTGCATAGACTTCTCCAGCCCGCTTCATGTAGCCTGCCATGAAGCCACTTTTTTGGGGAACTTCTGGTTTGTCTCCGGGCCCTTTGATCTTGGCCTCGATTTCCAATGCCTTCATAACCCCGCCGATGCAGCCACCGAATGCACGGAGATCTTTCTTCTTTGCTTCTTTGGCGGCGTCCAGGGCAAGCGCGTAGGCTTCGTCTATTTTCTGCTGAAGATCCTTGCCCCTTGAAATCTGATTATCGTTTGCAGCGGCTTGAATGTCGGCAGCCACATGACCGTTTTTTACATGCCTTTCGACCGATTTGTAGCCAACTTTGAACTGTGACGCTATACGACGAAATGAGACGCCTTGTGTGACGGCTTGGTCTATCGCGCATCGGTTTTTGTGAACGCAAATAGAGCACTGGTTTTTTGCCACATATCATCAATCCAGAAATAATTTTGAAAGGCCGGGGAAGGAGGGAGAGAGAACCCCGGCACACGGTAGCCTCAATTCAGATTGTTTCGCTGCGGCGAAACGCCCTCTTATCACAGGCCCTAGGGCTTCATCCAGCCGCCCAGGATTAGCAGCAG